TGGTATTTCATTAATCGATTAATGAAATCTATTAAACTTTGACTACATATCACTGCTATGATATAATAACTGCATGAATTTAGTAACAAAATATCAATATAATGCGGTTGAAAGAGTAACAGATGAGTCTGGAAGGCGATATTTAGTTAAAGGAACACCGGTTCCGAGTGTCACTACGATTTTATCCGCAACTGCTGATAAATCTGCATTAGATAAATGGCGTGAAAGGGTTGGCGAAGAAGAAGCAACCAAAATAGTTGAGCAAGCATCCAAAATTGGAACCAACATGCATGCAAACCTTGAAAACTATATCAATAAAAAACCAATAGTTGGCTCATTTTTAGAACAAGCTTTAACTAAATTAATAATAAATAATGGCTTAAAAAACGTAAATGAAGTTTGGGGAATAGAAACCGCTCTTTATATTCCTAATCTCTATGCGGGTACTAGTGATTTAGTCGGTGAACATGATAATAAACCATCCATCATGGATTTTAAGAATAGCAGAAAAGAAAAAAAGAAAGAATGGATTGAAGATTACTTTTTGCAATTAGCTGCATATGCTATGGCACATGATTTTATGTTTGGAACAAAAATAGAACGTGGTGTTATCATGATGGCGGTTAGAAATATAAAGTATCAAGAATTCATCATCGAAGGTGATGAATTAGAAGAATATAAAAATAAGTGGTTAACGAGAGTTAACACTTATTACAACATGATAAAATAAAAATAAAATGATAATTTGGAATACAATACCGAACGATGAAAAAATTTCATTATGGAAAGAGTTAAGAACAAAATTAGATGGTTTGCCAATAGATAAACAGCTATCACAAATTGCTGAATTTTGTGCAAATATGCCGATAGGTAGCAGAACAGTTGATTATTATAGTCCAGAAAATTGGCCAACACCATGGGAAATACTATTTCATAGCTCTTTTTGTAAAAGTTCTATTAGTTTATTAATGTATTATACATTAATGTTAGTATCTCCTGATACAAAATCAAAGTTATATCTAGTTGATGATGCTGGTGAAATATATATACTGCCAATATTTCTTGATAAGTATATATTAAATTATCATTTAGGTATGATTAGTGATAGTGACGATGTACTTAAAGATTTGAAAATATTAAGTATATATCCAATCGATAAAATAAAGAAAATAACCTAATTAGTAGGTTAAAAATATAGATTAAACACCATATATCATTGATAAATAACATACAATAAATTTATGCTAGATGCCTACCGGTTGATAGCACCCAGCAAACGGCTAAATGGAGCCATTTATAATCGAATCATTATTTGTTAAGTGTTTAATAAACAATGATATATTTTATTAACTTTTTAATACCATAATTAACGAGAGATTTACATGACAACTATTCAAGTTACAAAAAGAGCGGGAAATCTTGAAGACCTTAATCTAGAAAAAATACATAAAGTTGTATTTTGGGCAACGCAAGGAATAACTGGCGTAAGTGCGAGCGAAGTTGAAATCAAGAGCCAATTGCAATTTTATAATGGCATAAAGACTAATGACATCCAAGAAACTTTGATTAAAAGTGCAGCAGATCTTATTTCCGAAGAGACGCCAAATTATCAATACGTCGCTGGTCGCTTGATTAACTATCACTTAAGAAAACAAATTTATAACAGTTATAATCCATGGCAATTATTACAGATTGTAAAAAGAAATATTAACATTGGGTATTATACTCAAGAAATTTTAGATAATTATACAGACGATGAGATTAATGAGTTAGGTTCATATATAAAACATGATAGAGATGAGCAATTCTCTTATGTTGCTATGGAACAATGGAGAGGGAAATATTTAGTTCAAAATAGAGTGACTAATGAAATCTATGAAACCCCACAAGTAGCATATATGATGATAGCGGCTACGCTGTTTATGCAGTATCCAAAAGATACTAGGTTAAAGTGGGTTAAGGAGTATTATGATGCTATTAGTACATTTGATATTAGTCTCCCAACTCCTATCATGGCTGGCGTAAGAACACCACAAAAACAATTTTCATCATGTGTTTTAATTGAGACAGGAGATAGTTTAGATAGTATAAATGCTACTACTAGTAGTATTGTCAAATATGTTAGCCAAAAGGCTGGAATTGGTATTGGCGCAGGACGTATTCGGTCTATTGGTTCTCCTATAAGAAACGGGGATGCATATCATACTGGTGTAATACCATTTTATAAGTTATTTCAAAGTGCTACACGTAGCTGCAGTCAGGGTAGTGTCAGAAATGGAGCGGCAACACTCTATTTCCCATTGTGGGCATTAGAGATTGAGGATTTACTAGTTTTAAAGAACAATAAAGGCACAGAAGACAATCGAGTAAGACACTTAGACTATGGTGTTCAATTCAATAAGTTAATGTATGAGCGTTTAATTACTAATGGTGATATTACATGTTTTAGCCCGCATGATGTTCCAGAAATGTATGAGGCATTTTTTAATGATCAAGATCTATTTAAAAAATTATACGAGCGTGCAGAGAAGAATCCAAATATTAGAAAAAAGACATATAAAGCTTTAGATTTATTTAGTAGGTTTATGCAAGAACGAAAGGATACTGGTAGAGTTTACCTACAAAATGTAGATCATGCAAATACCCATAGCCCATTCAAAGAGGAAATTGCTCCAATTAGAATGAGTAATTTATGTACAGAAATAAATTTGGTGACAGAACCATTGAATGATATAAATGATGAGAATGGTAGAATTGCATTGTGTACACTTTCTGCAACTAATTGGGGAAATATTAAAAGTCCACATGATTTTCAAAAAATGGCCACATTGGCAGTTAGGGGCCTGGACGCATTACTTAGTTATCAAAACTACCCAATTAAAGCGGCAGAGTTATCTACAAGAGAATTTAGGCCACTTGGTATTGGTATTATAAATTTTGCTTATTTCTTAGCTAAGCATGATGTTTCTTATAGTGACCCACGCGCATTAGAGTTGGTTGATGAATATGCTGAAGCATGGTCTTATTATCTAATTAAAGCATCTGCCGATCTTGCTAAGGAACAAGGGCCATGTACACGTTGGAAAGACTTAAAATACGCTGATGGTCGTTTACCGATAGATACACGTAAGAAAGAAGTTGATGAATTAGTTCCTCATACAGAACGTATGCCTTGGGGTGAACTACGTGAGCAAATACTTCAATATGGTATACGTAACGCAACCCTTATGGCCCTTATGCCTGCTGAGACTTCTGCTCAAATTAGTAATGCTACTAATGGCATAGAGCCACCTAGAAGTTTTATTAGTATAAAAGGAAGCAAACATGGGCAACTTAAACAAGTAGTTCCAGAATTTAGAAAATTAAAAAACAAATATGAATTACTTTGGGATCAAAAAAGTCCAGAAGGTTATTTGAAAATATGCGCAGTTTTACAAAAATATATAGATCAGGGGATAAGTATAAACACATCGTATAACCCTCAAAACTATGAAGATGAAAAAATACCAATGAGTGAAATGTTAAAGCACTTAGTTATGTGCTATAAGTATGGGGCTAAACAACTATATTATTTTAATACCTATGATGGTCAAGGCGAGATAGACGTAGATAAGCTATCTAATCAAGCTGAACAGAGTTTACCTCAAATTGATGATCAAGATAATTGTGATTCTTGCGTTATTTAAAATATAAAAGGTATATTATGAAAGTTTTTGAAATTAATAAAAAGACAAATTTACAAAGAAAAATGTTTTTTGATGGTAGTGTAGATATTCAACGTTACGAATCATTAAAGTATAGGCAGTTCGATAAATTAACAGATAAACAGCTTGGGTTTTTCTGGCAACCAACTGAGGTAGATGTATTGCGCGATGCCAAAGATTTTAAAGAATTAACAGATTTTGAAAAGCATATATTTACTAGTAATCTAAAACGTCAAATATTACTTGATAGTGTGCAGGGCCGCAGTCCTAATCTTGCTTTTCTTCCATATTGCAGTATACCAGAATTAGAAACTTGGATTCAAACATGGGCGTTTAATGAGACAATTCATAGTCGTTCATATACACATATAATTAGAAACGTATATAGTGATCCAAGTAAGATATTTGATGAGTTAACAGATATTAAAGAAATTGTTGATTGCTCTAAAGATATTAGCAAATATTATGATGATTTAATCGAATATGGGTCATGGTATAATTTGCTTGGCCTTGGTACACACACTGTTAACGGGAAGATTATTTCTATAAATGAATACGATTTAAAGAAAAAATTATGGTTAGCTATAAATTCAGTAAATGCATTAGAGGGTATTAGATTTTACGTATCATTTGCATGCTCATGGGCGTTTGCTGAACTTAAAAAGATGGAAGGTAACGCAAAGATAATAAAGTTTATATGCCGTGATGAAAATGTTCATCTTGGATCAACGCAAATGCTTATTAAACTTTTACCAAATGACGATCCAGATTTTGCCAAAATAAAGATTGAAACTAAAGATGAGTGTACTGCACTTTTCTTGAATGCAGCTAAGCAAGAAAAAGAATGGGCCAAATACCTTTTCAAAGATGGATCTATGATTGGTCTTAATGAACAATTATTATCACAATACGTTGATTGGTTAACTTGCAAAAGAATGACTGCGGTAGGATTAGATTGCGGTATGAAAAGTGGATCTAACCCCCTTCCCTGGACACAGAAATGGATCGCTGGGGCAGAAGTTCAAGTCGCGCCACAAGAAACAGAAATATCATCTTATATTATTGGCGGCACAAAGCAGGATGTTGATAATAATACATTTAATGGATTTAGTTTATAATATAAAAGGAAAATTATGTTAACAGTTTATACTAAAAATAATTGTTCATATTGTGAGAGAGCTAAGCATTTACTTGAAAGTAAGGGAGTAAAATATGAATTAAAAAATATTGAGTCAAATCCAGATTTCCGTGAATTTTTAATAAACAAAGGGCTACGAAGTGTGCCACAAATTTTTGATGGAGACAACATACTTCCTGGTGGATATCAGGGTTTAGTAGACAAGCCACAAGAGTTTTGGGAAGAAAAAATAAGTAAGGCATAAAATTTACATAAGGTTTGACAGTACGAAATGAGATTGATATAATACTAACTTATAAAACAAATAAAGAAAGGTTAAAATGCTTTTAAACAAACAACAAACACTACCATATATCGCAGTATTTAAATTATCAACTGGTGATGAATTTTTAACTAAGGTTCTTGAAATTACTGATACTGAATATGTAGTATCTAAACCGCTCACGATTGTATCGACTGAGCAAGGGTGGCGATTCGTACCATTAGTAATGATGGCTGATATTGACGCAGATATTAGATTACCTAAAAATTTAGTTATTGTATCTAAGCCACAAGCAGAATTGGAAAGCCAGTATCAAGCTGCGGTATCAGGTATAGTTTTACCAAAGACTAGTTCAATTATTGCATAAGGATTCTTATTATTATGAAACCACTAGGTAAGACTCCATATGAAATTCGCCTTGAACTACTTCAATTGGCCAGGGAAATGCTAAATTCAAAGTATCTTCATTCTAAAGATGAGGGCGCTATACCGCCATCTGCAGATGAAGTAATTCAAGAAGCTGAAAGATTAAACTCTTTTGTGTCAAAAACACAAAATTGATACAATAAATATCCTATATATACATACATACATGTATGACTACATTAAATTTAAATACTATTCTTAGTCCTGGTATAAGAGCCAAAAATTTACTTTTATACAATTCTAGATACATTGATTTTAATAAAATTGATAACGATAATTTAGGCAATTACATAAGCAGCCATTTCACTGTTAGTGAAAAAATTCAATTAATATATAATTTATATAATGATAAGCTGATAAAAGTTATTAATAAAATTGAATTTAGTGATAGTGAATTATTGTCTATTAATAACGTTCAATATCAGGCTATTATTGATATAAATCCTAAATTATTTAGAAAATCTGTTATTGATCTAATGCCATCATCTTCTAAATATAGGTTATTTTCACGATACCCTTCTTTATTCATTGAAAATAAATGTAACTTGCCAGAAAAGATTAGCAATAGATGGCTAAATGTAATAGCGATGACTGATGCTAAGTTAGTAGAACAAAATATTACTGACTTTTCTAAAATATCAGTAACTTCTACTTTTTGGTGTAGTTTAATTTCATATGATAAAAAATATGAAGATATATTTTTAGAAAATATGCATACATGCTCGACAAAAACTGAACTTAGAAATATATTCTATACTCATCCAACTCTTTTAAAGAAACTAACTGCAAACCACTTAGGAAATAATAAGCTAACATTTAAAGAAATGTCACTATTACTTAGCACTATTATTTCTAAAAATAGTGCTAAAAATAAACCTCTTTATAATTGGAAATTGCCTGATGATATAGTAGATTTTTTAAAATTTCAAATAGCATATGAAATTCTTGATGGAACGTCTAAAAAGACAAATAGATTAAAAGGCGCATTAAAATCTATCTAATATTAAAATTATATGAGGTGTTTTCACCTCATTTTTTTTGTTAAATCTAATCACCTATAATAAATACTAAAATGAAAATAGTTACAGTTTTAAGAACAGGTGCTGAATATAAAGCCAATCATGCCATATCATTATATGAGCAATGTAAAAAACATGCACCTGGGGTTGATTTTGTGTGTATCTCTAACGATTCTTCGGTGCCTGGATATATAGAAATGAAACATGATTGGCCATCTTGGTGGTGTAAGATGGAAATATATACTATACAAGGGCCAGTACTTTATATGGACTTAGATACTGTAGTAGTAAGAGATATAAGTTCTATACTATCTCATATATCTAATTATGAATTTATCTCTTTAAGAGATTTTTACCCAAAAATGAATAGAACTGTGGCATCAGGTGTATTAGCTTGGAATGGTGATATGAGTTATCTATACCATACTTTTGCTGAAAATCCAGAGAAACATATGCAAGAAAATAGTACAAATAGATGGTGGGGAGATCAAGGCTT